GTCACTTTATTCTTCTGGCCAATTCTGTGTGCACGATCCTCACTTTGTAATCTTATTTCAAGATCATAATTGTTTGAAAAGTAGACAACAGTACAAGAGGCAGTAAGAGTGATTCCATATCCACCAGTCTTAGGGTTCGCAACAAGGTACGTGAGATCGCTTGTTTGAGATTGAAAATCTCGCACAAGATCCAAGCGTACTTGATTTTCTGTATCGCCATAAAAAGCTGCAGCCTTAGTATCACCGTATTTCTCCTTTAGTTTGTTAGTTATCGTTTCAATGTTATGTCGATAGGTAGCCCAGATGATAACTTTACCATCAACTTCCTCCAGGACATCCAGCAATTCATCATAACGTTTGTTAGGTAGGTCATGGATTTCACCATTATCATTAATAGTGAATCCACAACATACCTGGTGCAACTTAACGATCTGTGAGAGCCGGTTCACAGACGTGGTTGTTTTGTCATTGAAAACAAACATTGCGTTTCTTCTCAATGATTCATACGCTACAAGTTGTTCTTTACTCATAGGTATAAATCTTTTTGTATAAAGTTTTGGTGGCAAGTCCGTACATTCTTCTTTTTTGACACGAAAAGCATGAGTATAAATCTTTTGTTCTAATTCATCTAAACGTTGATAACCTGTAATTAAAGGAAAGTGACGACCACCTGATGTTGGTCGATTAACAATCTTGGCATAACGAGCACGGAAAGCATAATAGTTTGACTGACCAAGTATCTTGAGATCAAGAAAAGCAAACTGAGTGTAAATATCTAAAGGTGATTTGGTAATGGGTGTCCCGGTTAAAATTCTTTTATAATCTAAGTCTTTAGTTAGTTTAATTAAACTCTTTGTACGTTTAGCATTATGTGTTTTGATTGTTGTACTTTCATCAACAATCATCATTGTTTTACTTTTGTCCTGGACACTTAAATATTTTTCTAAAAACTTTACACCCTTCGGTGATGAAATAGATTCAATATTCATTAAGAAAACATTTAAAGGTACGGAATTTTTTTCTAATAAATCCATTAAATTCGCTTTTGTTTGTGGATCTTTTAAACTGGGATCCCAGGTATGAATTGCATATTTTGTTTTATCAGGTGATACAAATTCAATAATTTCTTTATACCAATTACGATACACGGACTTCGGTGCAAAGATTACACAATTATCCACACCTTTTTTATGATGCAGTATCATCAAATCCATGATTGCTGTTATAGTTTTACCTGTACCCATCTCCATCAAGTAGGCGAAATTGTTGACGTTTGTGTCATGACAAGTTCGAACTGCCTTTAATTGATGAAGAAAAGGTTCCTTCAAAAAAAAGTTAGCCATTGTAAAAATAATATATTGCATTTTGTTAGGATTTCAAGTATAACATTTTTAACGAACAATTAAGTGTTTAGCTGGCACTTATGGCTTGTGGCGGAACAACGTTTTTAACAGAGGCGTAACGCACAGGGGTGATAGAGTAGGGTCAACTGACTGAGGCTATCATGAGTAGGTACAAGTAGGGCAGAGCAATGTTTATCTGTGTCCCGAAAGTTGGAGGTGAAACAACTAACCCTCCCAAGCTGTTCTAAAACAAAGGAGGCAAACAAATGGCTAACACAATCAGTTTTGAGGATCTCAAACATGATGCAGGCGACCTTAGAAGCCTAAATAATGATGATTTAGATCAACTCAGTAAATTAATTCAAAGACAATTAGATATGGATGTAGAGATAGAGAACATCGAAGCTACATTAAAAGAAATGAAAAGAGAACGTGAAGTTCTATCAAGTGAGACAATTCCTTCAAAAATGCAGGAATTAGGTATTAATGAAACAACTATGAAAGACGGTAGTAAAGTGACTGTCAAAGAAGGTTTTCATTGTAAAATACCTTTGGACAAAGTAGAGGACGCTCACAATTATCTAAGAGAAAATGACCTTGGTGATATTATTAAGAACAAGGTAGCAACAAGTTTCGGAACGGGTGAAGATAATATGGCAGGAGATTTAGCTGGATATATTGAATCTACCTATGGCATCACCCCGGAAGTGAAAGAATCAGTGCACCCTTCGACACTGAAGGCGACTTTAAAAAGACGTCATGAAGAAGGACTCACGGACCCTGATGATCTCTTTGGGATCTTCATACGTCCAGAAACAAAAATAACAAAAGGAAAAAAGTAAATGACACAACAAGCAAAAACCAAAAACGAAGTTGCAAAGAAAGACTCTTCTGCACTCGTAGCGAATGCTATTGATCTAAGCTTAGTGGCTCAAGATCAAGGTCAAGGTTTGGCAAAAGTCGATTTAAATACGACTGCATTGCCATTCCTAAAAATTCTTAGCTCTATGTCTCCGCAAACGAAAAAAGCTAAGAGTGAATACATTGAAGGTGCAGAGGAAGGTATGATTTTCAACACTGTGACTGAAGAACTCTTCAGTGGTGATGAAGGTATCAAAGTCGTACCATGTTTCTTTGAACCTGTTCAACTTGAATGGTCTGACAGAGGTACTGGCTCCTCTGCTCCGATTGTTCACCCTGTGGATACCCCACTATTAAATAAGACCACAAAAGATAGTGACGGTAAACTTAGGCTTCCACAGGGAACTTACTTAGAACGTACACATAATCATTATTGCCTCCTGCTTAATGAAGAAGGACTATCCTCGCAGGTACTTCTTTCTATGAAAGTGAGCGGTCTAAGTCGATCACGTAAGTGGAACAGTTTGATGCTTTCCGCTCAAGTAAAGCATGGAGATCAAGTAATTAATCCTCCAAGCTGGTATTTCTCTTACCACTTGACAACCAAGCATCAGTCGAATGACAAAGGAGACTGGTACGGCTGGGATATTAAGAGGGCTGAACCTGTATCAGCAGATGTTTATCATGCTGGTAAGAAGTTCTTTGAAGCAGTGAAACGAGGTTCTGTAGAAGTTAACTACGAACAATCTAGTGACAGTGCGGGTACTGAAGCTAGCGATGGCACTACTCCCTTTTAACTTGAATGGGGGACTTCGGTCCCCCTTTTAATTCATGGAAGCGTATCAAAAGTTAAAAGAAGTATTCAGTGGTCTAACCCGAGCACACGGAGTATTTTACAAAGGTGAAAAGAAAGAAAGCGGCAAAGTCGGTGGCAAAGCTTTCATTATTAAAGAAGAGGTTACCGACAAACATTGGAAAGACCATGTCGAAGGAAATGATCCAAGCCTTGGTATTATTCCAATTCGTGATGATAACACATGCTCCTGGTCTTGTATTGATGTTGATGACTATTCAATAGATGTACGCAAGACAATTCAACTTTACACAAAATTAAATTTACCAATTATACCTTGCCGATCAAAGTCGGGAGGTTTTCACTTATTTATTTTCTATACGGAACCTGTTCCGGCAAAAGATGCTATTAAAAAATTAACTGAGATCGCTTCTGTCCTTGGATTTGCAGACTGTGAGGTATTTCCAAAGCAAGAATCTCTGAATGCAGAGCGAGGTGACACAGGAAACTTCCTCAACCTACCCTATTTTAAGGGAGACATGAGTGGAAGATACGCCATGGACGAAAAAGGTGAGTCTTTAACCATGGAAGAGTTCTTCAATTTGGTTTCTCAGAAGGCAATCACACACGACCAACTCCAAAACCTATCTGTAAAGCCCTTAAAACAGAAAAAGAGCACTTTTGATGGCCCTCCATGCATCGAAATACTGCAAAATATGGGTATTTTTGAAGGATCGAGGGATGATGTGGTCTTTCACTACTGTGTCTATGCAAAGAAGAAGTTTGGACCTGGAGAGTGGCAGAACAAGGTCATGGAGTTTAACACAAAATACTGTCAACCACCGATGAGCTACGATCAGGTCAAGGCAAAAATCGATCAACACGAGAAAAAAGAATATGGATACAAGTGTAAGGACGTTCCAATGCGTAATCACTGTGAAAGCTCTAAATGTCGTATTCGAAAGTTTGGTATTGGTCGTGATGACGTGGAGATGAATATTGCTAATCTCACGAAACTAGAGTCCGATGAATCTGTTTGGCATCTCGATGTTGACGGCTCACGGATCACGGTCACAACTGATGAGTTAATGGATCAAAGATTATTTAGAAAAAAGGTTTTAGAGACACATACCAGTCTTCCTGTGGAGATGTCCAAGCGAGATTATGAGGCTCGTATTAGAGAATTATTAGAAACTTGTGAGATTATTAAGATGCCGACCGAGGTGACAAAAGAAGGTCGTTTCTATTCTCACTTAGAGGATTTTATTTACAATCAACACATCACCGATGAGATTGAGGAAGTACTAAATCATAGTGTTTGGAAAAGTGACGGCAAAATCTATTTTCAGCTATCGAGCCTGGAAAGATATTTACGTAAAATACAATTTAAAGAATTTTCAACCACGCAAATGGGTTCACTGATCAGGGACAAAGGTGGAGATTCGAAGCAAATGAGAGTTAATAAAAATTCTGTGAAGAATTTATTTTTTATACCTGACCCTAAACCTCAGAATGAAGGCAAACTCGATATACCGAAAGTAAATGATGATGTCCCATTCTAAAATAAAAAAGATTTATGGACCACCAGGGACTGGCAAAACGACATTCTTATTAAATATTGTAGAGCAAGAACTAGAAAAGAACTTGACACCCGAGGATATAGCTTTCGTGGCTTACACCAAGAAGGCCGCAAGCGAGGCTATAAATAGAGCTTCCCATAAGTTTAAACTCGATCAAAAAGATTTCCGTTATTTCAGAACTATTCATAGTTTAGCATTTCAATGTTTGGGTTTATCAACTAACGATGTAATGAAGCCGAAACATTATACAGAAGTTTCAGAAGCAATGAAAGTTGATCTTGCACCGAAAGATACACATGACGATGATGGCAATTTTATTCAACAAGATCCTTATTTAAAAATTATTGACTTATCCCGAATAACAGGAGTGGGTTTATATGAAACTTTTTCTAAGTTTGGTCACATTGTCGGTGGTTGGAGAAAGTTAGAACAGATTGCTGAGTATCTTAAAGAGTTTAAAAAAACTAGAAAATTATATGACTTTACTGACATGCTACTAGAGTTTAATCTTAGACCTGAAGTATGGCCAAATATAGAGGTATTAATCGTTGACGAGGCACAAGACCTATCGCTCGTACAGTGGCAAGTTATTACAAACCTCATATCTAAATGCAAAAGGGCATACATTGCTGGTGATGATGACCAGGCTATTTTTAAATGGGCTGGTGCTGATGTTAATACATTTCAGTCTTATCCTGGCACTTCTGTCGTACTCAATAAATCCTACAGAATACCTAAATCCCACCACTTCGTGGCATCCAAGATCGTTCGAAATATCAAAGACCGAGTGGAAAAAGAATGGGAAGCTAAAGACGAAGAGGGCAAGGTTGTTACAGTCTATTCACATGAGGCAATTCCCTACAAAGATAAAGAATGGCTCGTCCTCGCAAGGACTAAATACATACTTAATAAAGTTGAAAAGTTCTTCCTGGAACAGGGTTACTACTACGCACGATTTGGTCAAAGCAGCATAGCTGACAAATTAAAACATGCGATCGCTTCCTGGAATAAACTAGCAGAAGGTGAAACAATTAGTTTAGATGGTGTCAAAGCCATGTATGAATACATGAGTTCCGGTGTAGGTGTTCAACGTAATTATAAAAATTTAAAAAATATTGATGACAAAGAAAAGTTTGATTATGAAAAACTTTTATTTCAACATGGTTTATTAATTCAAAAAACTGCAACTTGGTACCAGGCACTGGATAAAATTCCTTACGGTAAAGTGATGTACATTCGACAGTTAATGAAAAGAGGAATTAATATCTGGCAAAAACCACAAATAGAAATTTCTACAATACATGGTGCAAAAGGTGGAGAGGCAGACAATGTCGTTTTACTTTTGGATCTATCGAGAAAAGCAGAAGAAGCATTAATTAACAATCCTGATGATGAACACCGAGTATTTTATGTCGGGGCTACTAGAGCAAGAAAAGAGTTGTGGTTGGTACGTTCAGAATCAGATCGAGAATACCTGGAGGTCATACGATGAAAAAATATATTCACGTTAATCAACATGTTATCAGAAGTAACAAAAAGAACAATGAGAATGAACCTGTGATTACTGTTAAAGAAGGTAAGAAAAATACTTACTGCCACGAAGTCATTATCAACGGACCATCCAGGGTACGATATGGTGGTAATGATAAAGCAATTTTATCTTGCGGAGCTCGTGTCGTAATTGAAACAGAAGCAGACATAGAAATGAGGTACTTATGAGAATCGTATATATTGACGGGAAAGTAAAAATATCTTTAATAGAAGAAGAAATGAAAGCCATTAAAAAGACTTGGCCTCAACCAATTGAAATTGACAAACGTTGGATACCTTTCTTGGTAGAAGATATTGCAAATGTAAATTTAGAAGCCTGGAAGGATACGTTCAAAGAAAAAGAATGAACTGTTGGCACTGTAACAAAGAATTAAGATGGTGTAATGATTACGACATTACCGAAGAAAGTGAAAGCTATTCTGTGGAAACTTTTTTATTCTGCGATCATTGTGAGTCGGAAACATTAGTTTATTTACCAAAAGAAAAGGAGCAAGATGACGATACAAAATCCACTATTTCAACCACCGAGTGAATGGGTGTGTCCTGAGTGTATTGATTATAAAGGTCAAAGCCCTGTTGCGATTGATTTAGAAACATACGATCCAGGAATCAAGGACCACGGACCAGGGTGGGCAACCGGTAATGGTAAAGTTGTGGGTGTAGCAATTGCCTGGGAAGGTTTTAAAGGATACTTCCCGATCGATCATGATGCTCCCGGTAACTACGATAAAAAAGTTTTTATGAGACAGTTTCAAGACATGTTAGATCGTTGTCCTGAAATTGTTTGTCACAATGCCATGTACGATGTTGGTTGGATGAGAAGAATGGGAATGAGAATTACTTCTAAGATTTGGGATACTATGCTCATGGCTCCTATCTTAGATGAAAACAGAATGAGATATTCTTTAAATGTTGTTGGACAAGATTATTTAGGAGAAAAGAAATCAGAAGCACTTTTATATGAAGCAGCTAAAGAGTGGGGTGTGGATGCAAAGAATGATATGTGGAGATTACCTCCTATGTATGTTGGTCCTTATGCAGAACAAGATGCTGAACTCGCTTTAAAATTATATCACGTATTACAAAGAGAAATACTAGCACAAGATTTAACTCACATTAATGAGTTAGAACACCAGGTCCTTCCTGTCTTAATTGATATGAAATGGAATGGTGTTAGAGTTGACGTAGATCAAGCTGAACAAACAAAAAGCAAACTTCTCAAACAAGAATCTGAACAATTAAAACAGATTAAACAAGAGACAGGAGTTGCTGTGAATGTATGGGAAGCAAAATCTATATCAAAAATGTTCGATGCGTTATTCCTTCCTTACGCACGGACTGAATTGACGGGTGCTCCTAAATTCGATAAGCATTTCCTCCGCACACATGAGCATCCGTTGGTTCAAGCAGTCGCTCAGGCCCGAGAATATAATAAAGCTCGAACGACTTTTATTGATACCATTTTAAAACATGAACATAAGGGAAGGATTCATGCAGAAATAAACCAATTACGTGGAGACGGTGGTGGCACAGTCACAGGAAGACTCAGCTATAACACACCGAATCTACAACAAGTTCCTTCCTCGAAGGTATTAGGACCGATGATACGCTCGCTCTTTATACCCGAAGAGGGAATGCAATGGGGTGCGTTTGACTATTCTCAACAGGAACCACGTCTCGTGGTTCACCTCGCTAGTCTAACGAATGGCGGGTTGAAAGGAGCTGATGAGTTCGTCAACGCATACCATGAAGATCCGAATACAGACTTCCATACTATGGTCTCGGAGATGGCTAAAATTGATCGAAAAAAGGCTAAAACGATCAATCTAGGGCTGTTTTATGGTATGGGTAAGGGGAAACTATCCTCAGAACTAGGATTGACTCCTGGTGAGGCTGAGGACCTTTTTGAGAAGTATCATTCTCGTGTTCCTTTTGTAAAACAAATGATTGAATTAACTATGAAAAAAGCAGCTGATGTGGGTCATGTAAGAACCTTGCTAGGTCGTAAATGTCGATTTGATACGTGGGAACCTATAAGATACGGGGTTCACCGACCACTGCCCAGGGCTGAAGCCGAACGAGAACATGGCAAACAAATCAAAAGAGCTTACACATACAAAGCATTAAACAAAATTATCCAGGGATCTGCCGCTGACATGACCAAGAAAGCCATGGTAGATTTACACGCTGAAGGTATTATTCCACATATCCAGGTACATGATGAACTAGATTGTTCTTTTGACAGTGAAGCACAAAAGAATAAGATCATGGAAATTATGCAAAACGCAGTAAAATTAGAAGTACCGGTTAAATTAGATTGTGAGGTAGGACCGTCATGGGGCGAAGCGAAGTAGATAAAAAATTAGATAGCAAACTCGAAGCTACTCTTTGTCCGCAATGTTCTTATGAACATGTGATTGTTCCGATGTTTCGAACTCATTCGGATAATTATCATTGTCTTTTATGCAAGACGAGTTTTCAAAAAAGAGTCAATGGTAGAACTGTTTTTATTGCTGTTGATGATCCTGAACTTGATGTTGAATTTGAAGCTGACTTTTCAGTTTAGCAACGGCAGTTAATAAATTTGTTTATTTGCAAGAGACACTAAATCTAAAAACTTTTGCGATACACAAAATCCCTTTCATGTTTCGACCGTTGCTATCCCAAAATATTAGCATTTGCATAACTGTCATGCAATCATAACAAAACAAAAAATTATTTTTCTGTGTATAACTTTGCCAGGAGAAAATAAAAATGTTTAACTTAACTAAAAGATCAATGGATCACTTTTTAAATTTGTTTAAAGCAAAAGAAGATAAAGATGAAACCATCAAACAATTCTGTCAAGCAGAGTACAAAAACGATTGGTACGCCGCTTACATGACCTTTAAACAAGAAGGTCGCTTCCCAAATTTTATTAGAAGAACTCTTTAAGCAGAGTCAACCAGTTTAGTTGTGCAGAAACCTGTTATATACATATCAGGATCTGCCGACTCAACCTGGCTCTTAAAATACTCCGCATAACCCAAACAATCAGGAACACTTTCAAATGGCTGATTTAATGGCTGTAAAGTACAAGACTTTTCTAGGGGAGTGGCTGTGCTTTGTAAGCAGGCTATTATTATCAAAAATACTTTCATTCCTATCCTCTTGACTTTTATGACATAGTTTCTTATATTTATACAAGAAATTAGGACATATGGTTTATTTATTTACTACTGCCATGATCATTATTTTGATCATGTTTCACTTTAGATGGTTTATGGCCATAGGTCTAATTATTATTTTTTTATTAACACAATATGGAGTTATTTAATGGATGCTACCAAATACAAATCCGTGGCAATTAAGGTCGCTGTTTATAATAAAGCACGACCGATGGCAGAACAGGACTACTGCACCATGGGTGGATTTATACAAAAACTGATTGAACAAGAGGAGAAGAAAAGAAATGGCAAAGTACGAAAGTAAATCATTAGAGTTTAGAAAACATTTATTGAATTTAATTGAATATGCAAAGAGCGATCGCACTAACTTTCCGTTAGATGAATCAGTCGCTTTTTTACAAGGTTATATTGATGGATTAGTTCAACACGAAATGGAGGACTATGACTCATGGCTCAAGGACCAACAAGAAAATGCAGACATGACACCTAATCATGCTGGATTTGTGAATGGTGTACGAGTCACTCGATAACAAGTTCCGATTGCACCGACCCAATTCGGTTAAAGCAGATGGATAGTGTGAGGTGGTATGATACTTTGAATATCTCTGCAGATTACCACTATTGCCCGCCGGGGACACATGAAAAGCTGTGAGTTTTATGTTGGCGTGCCTTTCCGCTATCTAAATCTCAGGTCGGTAGGACTAACAAAGGAGATAGGTATGGCTAAATTTAAACCGGTGTATGAACACCAAGACGGACGAGGACATTCCGTTCGTTATTCTCAACAACGTGACAAAAGAAGAAAAGCACGCAAACTTGCAGAAAAACTCATGGGTAAAAATTATTTTACGAATATGCAAGCGGTCATGATGGAAGCGGCGATTGAGATGCAAAAGAAAAGAGAAAAGAATGAACGTCTTTAAGTTAGATAAATATATTAATCGTGTTCAAAGTATGATTGAACGCAAGAAAAAAGCCGTGCGTAATAGTCAAGGCGATTCCTATTGGATTGATAGTGTCAAATTAGATTTCTATGAATACAAATTAAGAAGTCTTTTATCCATGAAAAAAAATGGTGAAGACTATTATATTAAATTCTAAAAAAGTGATAGAATCTAGTTATGGCAAATATCACAATGATCACAGAGGACATGGAGTCTTTAATTTCCAGACGCATGGTCCTTGATCTCATCGAGCATGAGAGAGAATTTTTTAAGAACAATGACGAGAAGGTAGAAGCATTACGGGCCTGTGCCGACCTTTGGGATCACGAATTAGTGGGTGATACCAAGGATTTACGAGAAGCAACCAGGCGTTTAATCATTCAAAAATTAAGTAAACTCAAGAACGGAAATGTGTTATCTTTCCCAAGATGATAAGAGATATTGTAAGAGCAGTAGAAATTTTTACAAAAGTTTCTGAACCACCAGAGATGCTAGAGAAAATTATGTATCGGGTGGTTTATCGAGATGGAAGTAAAGATGAATTTACGCACGAGGAATGGAATAATATTGTGACCAGGGGTAGTAAGGCTTTGATCGAGAACCAAAGCCCACGGACCACCTAGTTTTATTCCTTCTTTTCAGCTAATTTTGCCTGTAAGAGAGCAATAACAATGTACGCTTCTTCCAATTTTTTTTCTAATTCTTGCATATTAAACCTCCTTCGTATGCGTTAGTGCGTACCTACCACTGTATCAAAGTGCGTTTTCAAAAGTCAATATATCTTTGATCTTGACATTTATTTTTGTTATGTTCCTAGTATAACTACTGACTATTAACCACGGACCAAGGAGCAAACGATGCCAAAAGGAATGACACCAAAATCAAGAAAGACGAAAATGGCAACAAAGCCTATTCGCAAAGCCATAAAAACATTATCGGAAGTTTTAGGAGCTACTGCTTCGAAAAGAGGTGTAATGTCAGAAAAAATGAAAGATTTATTAAAAGAAGCCAAAATGAGAAAGCCTTCTGGTAGAATAAATAGAGATGATTTAAAAAGAATTATGGAAGAAAAGAAGCTAGGTAAAATCAAAAGAAAATTATCCCCTGCTAAAATGCCAAACCAACCAAATTTTAGAAGTCGTCCTGAAAAACCAAAAGGTTTAGGTCCTATACGTTCAATTAGAGAAAGAGCAAAACAAAGTAGAATCGTTAAAAATAAACCAGGAAGACCAAAAAAATAATGGCACCAAGAGGAATTAATAGACCGGGTTATAGTAGTTCTCCTACTGGTATTAATAGACCTGGATATTCTTCTCCTAAACCTCCAACCAATGTCAACCGACCAGGGACCTCTTCTCCTAATTTTAGTGGTTACAAACGACCAGAAAAAGATAACAAACCTCAACCTCAACCTGTTCAAAGCAATTTCGCATCCAGTTTCTCCCCTGGTGCAAAAAAACAATATTACAATCAACTAGGAGCGGGACCCGCTCCGTTACAAGACATTCAAAACATTACACAAAGATATAATCGTGCCGCTGATATTCCAGGCTATCAAGCTAAGATGAGAGATTACCAGGCATTTCAACAAGCCCAAGCGAATGATGGCATTGCTCGTTTGACACAAGGTCCTTTTGCAGGACAACAAATTTTAAGTATGCGTGAACCACAGCTCACTGCTATGGCGCCGACCTTTGGTCAATTTATGGGTGATGTTGGTGGTGCCGCTGGTGATATGTTAGGTGGTGTTGCAAAAATTCCAGGCCAAATGTTAGAAGCCTATCAACAAGTTTCTCCTTTAAGTTTTATATTAGATCAAATTAAAAATGCTTATGGCGCAGGGAAAGACGTTGCTCAAGGTATTGGTAATTTTTTCAAAGGTGAGAGTCAATATCAACCCATTCAAGCTCCTGGATCAATTCCTACACAACAAGAAATACAATCTGATCCTACTCGTGGTATGAGTCCTGGACAGATTAATCTTTTTTACAATTTAACAGGGACAGGAATGAATCCTGATATGGCCAGGCAACAAGTTTTAATGCGATATGCTAGTGGAGGTATTGCTACGCTTCATTAGTAGGATCGAATATGTCTACTATTTCTTCTATCATTCCCCTAGGGATCACGGTCGACCGACCAAATTCTTTTGTTTCAGGGATAAAATCTGCCACGATAGTGACCGATTTCTTTGTTTCTTTGAGAAGGAGACCATAACTATGGACCAAACAAACATCTTCCAGTTTATCAATATCCTCGGGATCATACCAACCAGACGGATGCTCAACAGTATCGAGCCACGAAACACGGACCAATCTCATATTTTCAATATACATTATTCTACAGAAATTAAATCTAAACTTGTAAAAAATCAGCGAAATCGGTTTACATATTTACAATATTGTAAAAATATATATATATGGCGGATTCTAGCCGTAAATAAGTTGTCATACGGTTGTAAATATGTTGCCTCCCATTTACACAGTTTGTTGAAAAATAAGGGTTTTTTGGAGGTTCAATCTTAAAATTGGAGAAAAAACATGTCTGAAAAAGTAGAAAAAATGCTCGAATTAACCCCAAAACAGCAGAAATTTGTCGATATTTTCATCGAAAAAGGGCATTTGCAGACAGCAAAACAGTGTGCTTTGGACGCTGGATACTCAGAATCCACAGCTACAGTGACTGCCAGTGCATTACAAAACCCTAAATATTATCCTCATGTGGTAGAGGAATTAGAACGCAGGAGAGCTGAGTTGGCTAGGAGATACTCCATTTCCTATAAATCTCATATACAAAAACTAGCGGAATTAAGAGATTCTGCAGAGAAAGCTGGTAATTTTACTGGTGCGATTGCTGCTGAAAAGTATCGAGGTATGGCGGCTGGACTCTATGTTGACAGGAAAGAGATTATGCATGGCACGATTGATTCTATGTCAGTTGGAGAGGTTGAGGAGAAATTAAGTGAACTTAGAAAAAAACTATCCATTCCTGGCGACTATGAAGTTATTGACGAAGACACACTTGAAGGGTCATCTGTCGGAGAGCCTGGCAATGACTTACTTATTGAAGAAGGGGAATCTAGTCTTCAAGACGATTCATGACACAGGTTGTGTCGATATTGTGGCTATTGATAAGCGTGGAAAGATACATCTTTATGATGTCAAAACAGCTTTGAAATACTCAAAAGGTAAACGAAAAGGCAAACCAATTAACCGTGCATTGACTCCATTACAGAAGAAACTAAAGGTCGAGTTATTGATGGTTGATTTAGATGAAGAAAGGTGCTGGGTAATTAAACATGGCGGAAGAGAAGAATCTCTGGAAACAAGTAAAAAATAACACAAAATCAATCATTTGGACAAGAATTGAAAGCTCAACAGGGTTGGGTATTCCTGATCTATTTGGTTATTATAAACGAGGCTTTTGGTTAGAGTTAAAAGTAATAGTCAATAACAAACTTAACTTCAGTGCACATCAAATTGCGTGGATTCACCGACATTATTCTGCTGGGTGTCCTGTGTTCGTACTTGCCAGAGACCCTCTTCCGAAGACTATTAAATTATTCTCAGGTTCCATTGTCCGTGATCCCTCGTCCATTGACCAAAAGCCTTGTCTTTGTTCCATTAGCCCCGGATCCCGAACCCAGGGCTGGGAGCAGCTCCAGCACATGCTGGCGTCCTGGACTCCTGATGGCAGGACAAGCACCAAGCTCCATTAGTCCATTGCCCATTGGCCTCGAATCTTCTTCCATTCCCCATTATCTAAGTCCCCCGGGACGGCGTCCCAGGCAGGAGATGGTTGTGTCCCGGGGAGCTGGTTCTCCTGACGCTTGACAGCAGGGTACTGATGTGCTACTGCATAATTCTTCCTTCTTTGTTTAGTTAGCCAAACTTAACAATCGGCGACTCGAAGTCCTCGGGTCGCCACCCAAAGTCTCCCAAGCAAGTTCCATTGCCCATTCCCCATTACAAAGCTACACCTAACCTTGACCTATAACAGTCAGGCGTTCAGGATCCCGGCGTCCCAGGAGCTGGTACTTTCTGGTACAGCAGGAGTACAGGAAAAAAGTTTTGTTTTGCCTCTTGACATCCCAAGATATTAGGACTATATATATTTATAGATAGACGAAAGTCCCCGAGCCAAGGCTCCGTGTTCAAGGTCTATCAAAGAGCATCTAAACACTGGCGACTGTGGGTGTACTGGGTCGCACTTGTTAGTCTTGTACACTCATTTGCTCTTACCAAACAAAGGAGAAAAAAAAATGGGAACTAATATGTACGATCAAGCAAAAGAGGACACGATCCCCAATGATTATGTTGTAGACTTTGGATCGGTTTACATTGACAAAGCAACCAAAGACAAACTGGACACAGATCCAGAGTTTTGTAAGGAGTGGGTCATTGAACACGCATACATTGATCAAATACTTTTTGAAAGAGTTCAAACAGAGGAGGCGAAAAATGAATAATTATAAATATGATCACATTATACAAACACTCTTACAAAAGTACGGTTGGGTTCGTGTTCCCTGGTTCGTGAGTCTTAGAGAAGTTCAAGAGAGGTTTTACAATGTCCGTTGAATTCAAAGAAGACTCCATCAAGGAGTGGATCCTTAACAACTTAGAAGAGGGACAGATTGCAGACGTCATCCTGGAAGGCTGTCAGTCGGGTATTGTGTCAGAGTTAATTTACTATTCTGACAGTTGTGCATTCTATGAGAAATATGAAGGAGAGATTTGGGATCGCCTAGATCAAACATCATGTGAGATGGGTTGTAAGTCTATTCTCCATTTGATCGCATCATTTAATGGTGCAGAGTCTGTTGGTTCTCATGACCAGTTCAGGAACCTGCTGGCGTGGTGGGCATGTGAAGAAGTGTGTCGAGAAGTCATTGCAGACAAAGAAGATCGAGAGCAAGACGAAGCAGAAGCACAAGCAGAAAGGCGTTCAGGATGGGCTGATGCAGAAACTCCATTCGCTGAGAACCATTAAGTGCCTGGCATTTTAATTATATTCGGAATCACTGTCCTGGTCGGGGTGCTGGTATCGTTGTCCATCAGCAAGCTGCCCTTTGGGATTGGGACAGTATTCCGTGAAGTATTGTCGAGCTGGACGCTGCTCCTGCTGTTCTGGCTCGTGGTCTCCATTCTCCATTCCCCCTTTCGCCTTTAAGGTAAGAGGCATACCTGTACCCTGAGCTGGGACGCCGGTAGCCGTTGGTGGAAGATGATTCGGTTGGAAAAAGTTATCCACAGATAAATTAAATAAATAGTTGCAATTAGTTAGGATATGATTATATTAATAATAAGCCAAAGGAGGCAACATGAACAAAAAGAAAGAAATAGACAAGTTAGTTAGACTAACTATTCTAAATAACTTCATAAGTTCGAAGTTGAAAGAGCAAAAGACAATCGTTAAGTCTTTTGTCGGCGAGGAAAAAGTCCTCAAAGGTATTGATCACAAGATGAACGTTATCAGACGAGAATATAAAAAGTTTGATAGCAGTCGTTTCAAGGTCGAGCAACCTTTAATGTACAATCAGTACAAAACTCAGATTGTTGAAAGTCTCGAGTTAAAGCCGATTGTTGATCAAGATCAAGAGAGCGAATTACTCACAGAGAATTTCCCTCTTGTTCAGATGCAGACTCAGTAATGAGAAAGCAAAAATTAAAATCTCTGGACAAGCGAGTTGTCTTAGTCCAGAGAAAAAAGTATTTCGGTAAAAACTTTTATTATCCTTGGTGTGAGTTGTCCGAGATACTAGCAATCTTAATTGGTCGCCCTACTCTTTTAGATAGAGAGTTATTGTGGCTCCGTGGTTTGAACTACGAATTTTATGAGTTCGATACAGGTAAACAAATCACACCAATCACTCATTAGGCTAACTAAATAAATTTAGGAACGAGGGTATAGTCGCCCTCGCTCCATTCTCCATTTCCCCCTTACCCTTATGGCATGTATGTATGATAGGGATAGTTCCCCCGCCGGTGCGTGAGTTGCTGACAAAAATAAAGCAGATGTGATTCATGAAAAGGTTTTAGGGTGCGACCAAAAGGTACAAAAGTTATCCACAGATATTATCTTATTTACTTGCAACTAATTAGGATATATGAGATTATAACTCATGCCTAATAATAATAATGGTATTATCAATAGACCTTTTGCAGATTTGCAAGAGCGTTTGGCAGAAGTGGAAACACTTGATAGAGATAATACTATCCAAACAAAGAAAGAAGTAGACTATCGTGGTATCGCTAATTTTCTTAGTAGTGAAATTTATCATCTTATTACTACTACTTCTGATGCTGAAGTGAAGCAGTGGGGCAGACAGTTATTGTCTAAACTAGCTGAAAAACACAGCGACATATTTTAAATCAAGCAGGGCTGGATAATCTCCAGCCCTCTCCCATCTCCCCCCGATCCATAGACCATCAACCGAATCCAACTACTATATCTTGGGAGTCCCTTAACCTCGAGCCACGAGATATCGTGCCCGAGCCCGAGGGGGCGGGGGTTAAATGCCCCCAGATGTAACTACACCGACAGGGCTTCGGTTGTGTTTTACACAAATAATTACTATGATAATAATTCTGATATGAGAAAAATAGAATTTGACGTAGCATCAATGGATGCTAGTGAAGCTCGTGAAGCACTCTTAAAACTTGAATTACGAAAGACACAACTAGAACTTGCAAGTAAGGCAAGAGACTCCTTTATAACGTTCGTTAAAACTGTGTGGCCAGGGTTCGTGGAAGGTGAACATCACATCAGAATTGGTGAGAAGTTCGAAAAGGTGCTATCAGGGGAGATTAAAAGATTAATTGTTAATATGCCACCCAGACATACAAAATCAGAATTTGCATCATTTCTATTTCCTGCATGGCTCATGGGCCATAAACCACAGACCAAGATCATTCAAACCACCCACACCGCTGAACTCTCCTATCGTTTCGGTCGTAAGGTCAGAAACTTAATGGACAGTGAAGAATACCGAAGTGTTTTTAGTGAAGTAAGATTATCACAGGATTCCAAAGCGGCAGGAAGATGGGAAACCAACTATGGGGGAGAGTATTTTGGAGCGGGTGTAGGAGGTGCAATTACTGGTCGTGGTGCGGATTTATTAATTATTGACGATCCTCATTCCGAACAAGATGCCCTATCTCAAACAGCCATGGACAATGCCTGGGAATGGTATACCTCAGGACCTCGTCAGCGTTTACAACCTGGGGGAAGTATTGTGTGCGTCATGACACGTTGGAGTGAGAAAGATTTAACAGGAAACTTATTGCGAGCCATGGGGGAAGTAAAAGCAGATCAATGGGATGTGATTGAGTTCCCTGCGATCTTACCCAACAACAAACCTGTGTGGGGTAACTATTGGAAGTTAGAAGAATTAGAAGCAGTCAAAGCATCACTCAGTGAACAGAAGTGGCAAGCTCAATGGCAACAGAATCCTACTGGTGAAGAAGGGGCGATTATCAAACGTGAGTGGTGGCAGATGTGGGAGAAAAAAGATATGCCGATGTTGCGTCATGTGATTCAAAGCTATGACACCGCCTTTACGAAAAAAGAAACAGGTGACTATAGTGCGATTAGTACATGGGGTGTGTTCTATCCTGATGAAGTGACACCGAATATTATTTTATTAGATGTGGTCAAAGATCGATTTGAGTTCCCTGAATTGAAAAAGGTTGCTATGGAGCAATATAAATACTGGGAACCGGAGTCCGTGATCATTGAAGCGAAAGCCTCGGGCTTACCATTGATACAAGAATTACGTCAGGTGGGTATCCCTGTTATCAACTTTACACCTTCTCGTGGTAATGATAAGGTTAGCCGAGTGCATGCAGTGGCTCCGTTGTTTGAAAGTGGAGCAGTGTGGGCACCCAAAGAACGCTGGGCTGAAGAGATGATTGAAGAGTGTGCCATGTTCCCTCATGCCGAACATGACGATTTAGTCGACTCCATGAGTCAAGCATTATTAAGGTTTCGTAAGGGGAACTTTGTAGAACTGCAAACAGACTACGAAGAAGAGCCTGTGGACCATGGAGCACAACCGGAGTACTATTAATGGGATTTGCAAAAGGAACAATTGGGGCACTTAAAGCTGCCGCTAAAGCTTTAAAAACAAAAGAACAACGAGCTAAGAATGAATTAGTGAAGTATGCTAAAGAACATGGTCATGATGCTAAGATCACGGACAAGGGATTGAAAGTATCAGATGAACCAATGGATGTTTACAAACATTTTGATAAAAAACCAAAGTATAAAAGTTTAGGTAAAAATCCTACCATGGGTAGGTTAAGAAGACACTTGGGGTATTAATGGCATACAATCCTTTTGATGATGTAATTGAACAAGACCCTGCATATATGCAAACGGGTGGCGATCCCGTTTACAATCGTTTTGGTCAACGTGTCTTTGATGATCAATCCTATTTAACAGATCCTGAAAAAGCCAAAGAACAGATTCAAGAAGAGACTCGTGGTATCGCAGATGTAATAGCAAGGACTGCAGGTCCTATCGCAGGTTTGGTCACTGACCCTGCAGGTTATCAACAGACCTTGGACCAAGAACAAAGAAACAGACAAATCTTAGAACAATTAGGAATTACCAACAGACAACTGACCAGGGACGAATTAGAACGTGCCAAGGCTGCGGGCTATGATCCACTGACCACGGGCCAAGCACTAGGAAAAATATCAGGTTTTCTTTATAGCGATTTAGTTAAGGGATCAGAAAATATTCGTTCGGGTGTGGATTACTATGACTTACCTGAGAATGAGCGAATGGGTGTAGCGATGGGCTTAATTGATTTAGCAGATATCGCTTTACTTCCAGCAGTATTTAAAAAATTAGCTACAATCGGCGTTAAAAAGTTTGGTGGAAAAACTAATTTAAAAACCATAGCACAAGACCCAGAGATACAAAAAGAGTTCCCCGCTGAAACACAAGAAATACTTTCGATCACAGGCGGCGGATTCGTACCTAAAGGTGTCATGAGAGAACCTGATGTGGGACCAAAAACTATAAGTTTTAGAAAAACTACTCCTTATAATTTTAAAAAATTAAATCAAACTCTTAAAGATATTAAAGAAGGTAAATTAGAGGCAAACTTAGGTCCTAATGCTTATGGTTTAGACAAAGGAAGAACCAATGAAATTATAAGAGAAGAGCCTCGTAGAAACTTTGATTTCTCACAACTTGAATTTTCTCTTGATGATATAAAAAATATGATCCCGAAAAAAGCTGGATCTACTAAAGCAGCAAATTATTTAAAAAACTTAGAGGGTAAAAAATCATTAAAAGAATTAGAAAAGGAGGGTTTTAGTTCTAGGGATGTTTATGATGCAACCATTCAAGACCCTTCGTTAAGAGAAAAAATAAATTATGGCTCAGAATCAAGAGCTATTACTGAAAGAAAAGAATCATTAAAAAAAGCCATTAAAGATTTAGAACAAAATCCTGAATTACAAAATAAAGGGTATGTTGAAACGTCAAAGATATATAATATTCCAAAAGACTCTCTCTACAAAGCTATGGAAAAAGATCCTAATTTATATGCTTTAGTAGCAAAAGATCAAAAATTAATTGGAGAGCCTGACCCTCGAATATTCATATCAGATATAAGAAAAATTGTGGAACCCAATGTAGATTATCTTGATCAAGCTATTCTTTCTGATCTACACAGGGGAACAAAAGAAAAAACAAAATATAACACAGTGCAATTTTTAAAAGAGTTTAAAAGACAAAATCCAAATTTTAAAGAAAATCAATATTATAAAAATACAAGAAAAGAATACGAAAAATTAGAAAAGGAAAGAGTTCAACTACAAAAAGAAGCTACAGATTATTTTAATAAAAAATTAAAAGATCCAAAATACTCAAAGTATTTAAAAGAATCAGATAGAAAACAATTTAATTTTAATAAATCTCACGCCTTTTTTGTAAGTGACGCTACACAACAAGATAGATTTCTAAACATGGCTCAGATGTCTGACTTAATTTTTAATGCACCTACTGGGTCTAATATGAGATTGCAACAAAGATTTGATGCACCTACTAGAGTAATTGCTAATTTAACTGACAAGGAGTCTCTTAAAGCACTTGAGAATACTCCTGTAAATACATCTAACGACAAAATTATAAGAAATTTTAATATCAATATTAAAAATGTTATAGATAGATTAAAGGAGTATGGAATAGATATATATCCTGAAGAATTTGAAAACTTAAAAAGTTTAATTTTTGGAAAAAATGGTCTTAAAGATAAAATCAATGAGGTTTACGAAGAACAAGGAGTTGGAACACTTGTTCCTCAAGGCAAAAATAAAGTTGCTTTGGTGGGCGTAAATCCAAAAAAGGTTTCTGGTAAAAAAAGATTAGACATTTTAAAAAAGAGGTTTGATAAAATATTAAATGATCAAGTGTTATATGAGAAAACAAATGGAGAAAAAGGTAAACCAATAATGAGACAAGGTGGAGATAATACAGAAGGTGGATTTATACTTGGACTTCAAGATGGTGGAGAAGTAAAACCTGTGCGTATGGCCATGGGCGGTGATCCCTTAGCCAATATGAATCAACAACAATACTCAGCCGATCCTGCTTTTGATGAAGACTATTTTCAACAAGCCGTGGAGTCAGGAAACTTACAAGCAGCCAATATTTTTAATCTGTTTAAAGTTTTCAAAAAACCGAAAGTCATGGCAACCCCTTCTAATATCAAACAAGTAGAAGAAGCCAACCAAGCAATGCCTCAAGCAGTTCCAGGCTCACAAGAAATTGCACCGATGCAACCAGGCCGACCTGATTTCTTTTTTAAATCCTTTCTCTTAGATCAATTAAATTCTAAAAACGCACCGAAGGCTTCAACACCGCAGGGCTGGAGAGAGTTTCTCATTAAAGGAAGAAATGTTCCGGAAGCAGAAATGTTAGATACAGGAATCTTGCAATACTTAGAAGACACCGAAAAGTTTTATCCCAATAAAAAAATAACCAGAGAAGATATTGAAAGTCTTTACGACATGTCTCCTTTAGGAAATTTAGAAGTGCGTGTGAAAGAATCCACTCGACGAGACCCTGCTGAAACTTTTGTGCCGGGTAGCACAGGAAGAGATTTATTAGACTTTGATGCTGATCAAGGAAGAGCGAAACATAAAGGTGCGGGTAGAGTAGAAATTGATAACGCTGCGGATGATTATTTTGAAGTCGTTGTTAACGTCCCTCAACTTCCTGGCCAAGAAAAAGCTTTTATCAATTCAAGTCATTATGAAGAACCCAACGTTTTAGGTTTCACTCGTGTGGGAACATACAAGAACGTTGATGATCAACCCGTGGCCGTGATTCAAGAAATGCAAACCGATATGCTCACTGAAGTTCGAAAAGAACAAGAGCGTTTGTCATCAATGGTTAAAGCTTTAAGAAGATATCGAAACAAGCTAGTCAATGATATCAATAATATGCCACCTCAAAATACAGGATATTACGAAAATGAATTAAGAATCTTTGATCAGAAATATCCACCCGATCGTTTAGCGGTGTTAGAATCAGATAGTCTTATTCAACCTTTCCCTAATGTTGTGGCAAAAGATTTGATTCCTGAAAAAACACGTTCTTTAAATCAGATCCAAGAAGACATTAATCAATTAAGCATGGCTAACGTTGAACAATATATGGACCCTGCTTATAAAACAAAAATCTTTGACTTAGCACAAGAACAACAAAAAATTGTTGATGATTTAATGTCGATGAATAGAAGCTCTAACTACGAAGAAATGTTAAAGGATTTCAAAGTTCCGAGCACTACTGACAGAAGTGAATTAGATCGAATTGCTAATAATGACACTTATCTACCGAGTGACTATCAATTAAAAAAGGTTGAGTCCTTTCCTCCTATTCCTTTTAACAAGCAAGCGGACTATGTGGACCTGTTAATTAAATCAACAATTAAAGCAGCCAAGCAAAAAGGGATTGATCGAGTAGCCATCATGCCTGCGGATGTAGGAGCTAATCCTCGTTGGGGTAAAACTACTGATGAAGCCAAAAAGAAATTCCAAAACTTATACGACAAAGTGGGTGTTCAACAGTTAAAGAATATTGCAAAGAAATATGGTGGTAAATTAGAAGTAGAAAAGATTATTGATCCAAATAAAAGCGGTAAAGGTTTAACATTTTTAAATAAAAATCCAGATGGTGAATTTCAAATACTTAAACAAACAGAATTAAGAAAAGATATCGCAAGTCCTGATGCGGATAAATACTATGATGGAGAAATTAAAAAGATTGCAAGCGGTGTAACTGAACCTGGTGAGATTGTATATTCTAAAGAAATAGCACCAAATCAGATGATGGATTACTATATTGTTGAAGGTCGTGGAGATGCTACAGATGTAGGATATCGCATGATTCCTTTGAAAGAAGGTGAAAGTGCAGATGACGCCATGATTAAAATTGTTGAATATAACCCTAGCGAAGTGGACATGTATACGATATCCTTTGACCCTTCTAAACTAGAAGAACCTATGTATTTATTTAAGAAAAAATCTGGTGGAAGTATTGATAAAGATAGTTTAGTTTCGATAACAGATATATACGGCGAATATGGTAGATAAATTTGATAGCACATCTCGTAACCCGAGCGACATTGTTGACGCAAAAGCGTTAGGTCCTGGCGGTGATGATACAATCGACATTGAAGAAGTAGGAACTCAAGTAGAAGTAAACCTGTCTCCTGATCAAATAGAAGACAGTGTAGAAATTATTGAGGATGGTTCTGCAATTGTTGGTGAAGAAGAATTACCAGTAGCTTCTGGTTTTAATGCAAACCTAGCAGAAATTTTAGATGAAGGTTATTTACAATCTTTATCCAATGACTTAATTGACAAGATTGATGATGACCGAGCTTCTCGTGAAGATTGGGAACAAGCTTACACTAAAGGTTTAGACTTACTTGGTTTTAAATACGAAGAACGTACTCGTCCTTTCCGTGGTGCTGCAAGTGTTAATCATCCTGTTTTAGCTCAAGCTGTTACACAGTTTCAAGCTATGGCTTATGTAGAATTACTTCCAAGTGATGGTCCTGTTCGAACACAAGTTGTTGGTGCAGTCAATGAACAAATTCAACAATCTGCTGAACGTGTCAAAGAATATATGAACTATGAGATTACTCATGTCATGGAAGACTACAATCCAGAGATGGACCAATTGTTATTTCAATTACCTCTTTCAGGTAGTGCATTTAAAAAAGTTTATTTTGATGAAGTCTTAGGTAGAGCAACTTCTAAGTTTGTTCCTGCTGAAGATATTATCGTACCTTACGGAGCATCTGATTTAGATACCTGTGATCGAATCACACAAATAGTCAAGATGTCTATGAATGATGTTCGTAAGAAACAAGTTGCAGGATTTTATCGTGATGTAGATTTACAGCCATATGATGATGATCAAACTTCTGGCCTTCAAGAAAAGATGGACAGAATTGATGGCACCAACCCTACTAATTATGGCATGCAGGATATGACTGAACTTTATGAAGTTCATGTTGATTTAGATTTAGAAGGTTTTGAGGATATTGATCCTCGAGATGGTGAGCCTAGCGGGATTAAACTACCTTACGTTGTAACAATTGATCGAACTTCTAATAGAGTTTTATCTGTTTACAGAAACTATGCAGAACTAGATCCTCGTAAAAAGAAAAACGAGTATTTCGTGCATTATAAGTTTTTACCAGGTCTAGGGTTCTATGGCTTTGGTTTAATTCACATGATTGGTGGATTAACAAGAACTGCGACGACTGCTTTAAGACAATTACTTGATGCAGGAACACTATCTAATTTACCTGCTGGTTATAAAGCAAGAGGTCTTCGTATTCGTGATGATGATCAACCTTTACAACCTGGTGAATTCAGAGATGTAGATGCACCAAATGGAATCATTCGTGAAGCATTGATGCCTTTACCTTACAAAGGACCTGATCAAGTTTTAATGCAACTATTAGGTTTCTGTGTGGATGCAGCAAAGCAATTTGCAACCGTTGCTGATATGCAGTTATCAGAAATAGGAAGTTCTCAAACTCCTGTGGGTACAACAATGGCCTTAATGGAGCGTGGCACCAAAGTGATGTCCGCCGTTCATAAAAGATTACACTATGCACAGAAAAAAGAATTCCAACTACTTGCTCGAATATTCAAAGTAGTTTTACCACCTGTTTATCCTTTCAATGTTCAAGGAGGTCCAAGACAAATCAAAGCTTTAGACTTTGATGACAACATTGATATTTTACCAGTTTCCGATCCAAATATTTTCTCAATGTCACAAAGAGTGACACTAGCACAAAATCAATTACAACTTGCTCAAAGTAATCCTCAGATGCACAATCTTCGTGAGGCTTATAGAAGAATGTATATTGCGTTAGGTGTCAAAGATATTGAACAGATTTTACCTTTACCACAACAACCTCAACCACAAGATCCAGCAATGGAACATAGTGTTGTTTTACGTGGTGCACCTTTACAAGCTTTCCCTCAACAAAACCATGAATTACATATCAAAGCCCATAGAACTTTTATGTCATCTGTATTAGTAAAATCTAATCCAATGGCAGTGATGAATCTAGTTTCTCATATTAATCAACACGTATCTTTATTGGCAACACAAACTGTTGACCAAGCAATGGTGGAAGAAGCTGAAAAACTACGTCAACAATTTGGTGATCAAATACCACCAGAAGCTTTACAAGCTCTTCAACAACAAAGAGCTACTGCAATTGATAACGAAATCGTCAAAATTACTGAACAAATGGTTGGTGAAGAAGCAGAAGCAATGCAAAATCAAAATATGGATCCTCTTGTATTACTAAAACAACAAGAATTAGCAATGAAACAATCAGAAATGGAGATGAATGCTCAAATAAAAGGCGAGAATCAAGCCTTAAAAGAGAATCAATTTGATTACAAACAAGTTTTAGACGCACAAAAGCTAAAAAAAGATTATGATTTAGCAACTTTACGTGCAGATGTAGCTTTACAACGTCAAAATCAGCAATCTGGAGGGCAAAATGAGTAAAAAAATGTCCCTTAAAGCAGCGTTTAAAGAAGTCAAGAAGAATCCACCAAAAATTTTAGCGAAAACTAAGAAAAAAAGTGGTAAAAAGAGAGCCGAAAAACAAAAAATTGCGATCGCTTTATCAAAAGCGGGAAGGAGCAGAAAAAATGGATAAAATCAAACAACTATGGAATGACCACCCTAAGAAAAAGTGGTTAGTTGTAGGTATCGTTATTGGCTGGGTAATCGCTCAGTATATCTAATGCTTTGGGGTCTGCTTGGTACTGTTGCTAAAGGTGCAGTTGATGTTATTAAAACTCGAACTGAAACTAAAAAGCTTATGGCAGAGGCTGAGCAGACTCATATTCGCAAAATGGCTGAAGGTGAAATTGATTTCGCTATTGCCTCCCAAAAAAACATGCAAAACTCGTGGCGTGACGAGTGGTTCACAGTCATCCTTTCACTCCCTTTATTAATCGTATTTGGCGCCATATTCTTTGGTAAGCCTGAGTGGATTCAAAAACTTAAAGAGGGTTTTGATACTTTAAATCAATTACCTGACTGGTATATCTGGGCCCTAATGGCTGCTATAGCAAGCTCGTTTGGACTCAAAGTAACTGATATTGCAATCAAGAAATTTAAGAAGTGAAAAAAGTAAAAAAATTAACAACGACAGTTCCACCAAAAAAAGGTCCTGCATCACAAGGGTTGAAAAATACTTCCAAAAAGATACAAATAGTTAAGATAACTAAATAAGGATATTCTTAACATGAAACATACGTATTTTAGAATACCAGGATGGTTTAACTATTCTGAAACTTACGACATTATTGTCGATCAAATACCGGAAGATGGAAAGATTGTAGAAATTGGATCTTTCTTAGGTCGTTCTACACATTACTTAGCTACCTCTTTAGTAAACGCAGGAAAAGAAAATGTAAAAATATATTCTGTTGATACTTTTCAGGGTTCTACAGAACACGCTAATATAAAACTACCTAATGATTTTTCATCTATCTTTAAGGAAAACCTTCAATACTTTATTGGACGAAACATGGTTAATGTCTGTCAAGGTAGATCAGATGAACAAAGAATATTAGATATGTTTGAAGACAATTCTATTGATTATGTCATGGTTGATGGTGCTCATGAATATGATGCAGTTCAAGATGATATTTTAAACTGGTGGCCAAAGTTAAAAGAAAACGGAACAATGGTTGGTGATGATTACTTACTTAATTCTGTTGCGCAGGCTGTTAAAGATGGATTTACACAACTTAACATACCTAATTTTGGCGCTAATCGAGCTATAGAACAAACATGGTATTGTTCAAAAGGAAATGCCAACAAAGTATTTGAGAAACGTATACCAGGAGTTAATGCATACGCATGAGTGTTTTTGTAATATTTAACTTCAAAGAAGAATTAAAAAAAGCAAGAGAAACATTACTTGAAAATCTTACTCAAGGGGTTGAAAAAATGGAAGATTACAAGTATATTTTAGGAAAGATACACATGCTTGACATGTGCCAACAGGAGCTTTCTCGCCTGCTGGAAAAAGAGGAGAAATTTGATGACTAAGACATTATATGTGCCCGATCACATAAAAAAGAAATTAGAAAACCCAAGCGCAGGGTTAAGTTCAGATAGAACTGAATTAGATAAATTACCAAAACCATCTGGCTGGAGAATTCTTGTATTACCTTTTAAGGCAAAAGAAAAAACCAAAGGTGGAGTGATTCTTACAGATAAAACATTGGAAGATTCACAATTAACAGCAAGTGTTGCGTTGGTAATGGCACTTGGACCTGATGCATATCAGGATAAAGAAAAGTTTCCCAATGGACCTTGGTGTAAACAAGGTGATTGGGTTGTGTTTGGCAGATACGCAGGATCAAGACTAAAGATAGATGGAGGGGAAGTACGGTTACTTAATGATGACGAGATTCTCGGCACCGTTGATAACCCAGAGGACATACTAACAATAATATAACATGGAGGTACCATGCAAACAGAAATAACTTCTGCTCAAAAAGATAAAATGGTTGATCTAGATGTTTCTGGTGAAGGAGCTGAAATAGAACTTGAGGATAAGTCTCATGGTTCAGTTAAACCAGAAAATTTCGAAAATGTGAAAACCGAAGAAAAAGATCCACTTCAACCTAACGTTGAAGTTCAAGATGAGCAATCTGATGAAATGGATCAATATTCCGATAAAGTCAAAAAAAGAATTGACAAAATGACTTGGAAACTTCGAGAAGCTGAAAGAGAAAAAGAAGCCGCTCTTCAGTTCGCTCAAAACGTTCAAAAAGAACTTTCTGAAAATAAGAAAAAAACTTACGACATTGACAAAGGTTATATGTCTGAAAGTGAAGTCAGAAATAAAATGGCTGCTGATTTAGCTCGTCAGAATTTGATTGCTGCTCGTGAAGCGGGTGACTATCAACAGGAAGAAGAAGCTAGACAAGCTTTGACAAAATTAGATTTAGAAGCGGAAAGAATTAGAGTTACTAAATCTAAGAAAGAACGTGAGTACGAAGAGTTCCAAAAACAGTTAGAGCAAGAGCAACAAGCTTATGCTCAACAACCTCAACAAGCTAGACCACAACCCTCTAATAAAGCATTAGCATGGGCTGAACAAAATCCTTGGTTTAGAAGTGATGATGATATGACTGAATATGCTCAAAGAATACATCGTGGATTAGTGGCAGAAGGGTTTGACACTGAGTCCGATGACTATTATGATGAATTGACTAATAGGGTTAAAAACAAGTTTCCAGAGTCCTTTTCGAAGGGTTCGGATCAGACAACACGAAGCAACAAAATCGCCCAACCTGTTGCTTCTGCATCAAGGTCTGCAACCAGTGGGCGCAAGTCTGTTAAGTTGACTCCTAGTCAAGTAAAAATAGCAAATAAGCTAGGGGTTCCCTTAGCTGAATATGCTAAGTACGTTTAAGGAGGTACAAAATGACAGATAATAAAACACCAAGAAGTGCACAAACAAGGGCAACTGAGGAACGAAGAAAACCTTGGGCGCCACCGTCTCAATTAGACGCACCACCATGTCCTGATGGATATAAGCAAAGATGGCTCCGTCATCGTGTAAATGGGGCAGATGATACTAAAAATATCACCGCTCGCCTCAGAGAGGGCTGGGAACTCGTCAGAGCTGACGAATATACTTCCGGTCTATACTCTGCTTACAACGGAAACATCAAATCTTATGAGGGTGTCATCAGCGTGGGTGACTTGCTATTGGCAAGAATGCCAGCGGAAACAGTTGATGAGCGTAATGCTCATTACAGGCGAAAGACTGATCAACAGACTCAAGCCTGGGAAGATGATCCGCTGAGAGAACAACATCCAAGCATGCCTATCAACGCAGATAGGCAGAGTCGTGTATCTTTTGGAGGTTCTAAAAAGAACAACTAAAAGAACACTTAAACTATAAAGGAGATGAACTATGGCAAATCAAGCTGGATATTACGGATTTAGACCCGTTAAAATGCTCGGTGCTGCTTATAATGGTCAAGGCCAGAATGAGTACAAAATCGGCAATAACGAAGGATCCGCAATATATCAAGGCGATCCAGTTATTCTGGTAGCTAACGGTGCTATTGATGTCGGTTCTACTGCTGGTGCTGAACTTATTGGTATTTTTAATGGTTGTGAGTATACTGATCCAACTACAGGAAAGCCTACTTGGAGTAATCATTACCCAGGAAGCGTCGCAGCAGACGATATTAAAGCATATGTCATCGATGACCCAAATGTAGTATTTGAGGTTAAAGTTGACGATACTAACGCTGGTCAAGCGCAAGTTGGTACAAACTGCAACATTGCAACTTACTCTGCAGGATCTTCCACTGATGGAATTTCTAACGTAGTAGTTGATGGTGGTAGTTTTACTACTGACGCTGGAGCAAACTTTAGAGTTGTAGGTTTATCAACTGATGTTGATAACTCAGATTTCACTGCAGCAAATGCAGCAATCCAAGTTAAAATTAACTTACACTCACTAACAGACACAACAGGTATATAGGAGGTTAAACTATGGCTATATCTAGAAGTCAACTCGTTAAAGAGTTAGAGCCAGGTCTAAACGCACTATTTGGCCTGGAGTACGGACGTTATGATGCAGAGCATTCACAAATATTTGAAACAGAAACTTCAGATCGAGCATTCGAAGAAGAAGTAATGTTATCAGGTTTTGGTAATGCTAGAGTAAAATCAGAAGGTGGATCTATTGTCTATGACAATGCAACAGAAACTTTCACTGCTCGTTACACACATGAAACAATTGCATTAGGTTTTGCAATCACTGAGGAAGCTGTTGAAGATAATCTTTATGACAGAATCTCAGCAAGATACACAAAAGCTCTTGCTCGTTCCATGGCAAACACAAAGCAAGTTAAAGCTGCAAACGTATTAAACAATGCGTTTGATTCTAACTTTGCTGGTGGTGACGGTGTAGAACTTTGCTCTACTGCACACCCACTTGTAGCAGGAACTCTTTCTAACGAATTAGCAACTGCTGCTGACCTAAACGAAACTTCATTGGAACAAGCTCTGATTGATATCGCAGCATTTACTGATGAGAGAGGTTTATTAATTTCAACTCAAGGAAGAAAGTTGATCATTCCTTCTGAGTTACAATTCGTAGCTGAAAGACTAACACAGTCACAGTTAAGAGTTGCAACAGCAGATAATGACATCAACGCCATGAAAAACATGGGTATGATTCCTGAGGGATATGTTGTAAACCACTACTTAACAGATCCAGATGCATTCTTTATCAAGACTGACATTCCAAATGGATTTAAGTTGTTCCAAAGATCACCAATTAGAACATCTATGGAAGGTGACTTTGACACTGGTAACGTAAGATACAAAGCTAGAGAGAGATACTCATTCG